CATATTTGCAACATGAATTGCTGTTGCATCACCAGCAGCACCAACTCTTGTATTAGTTCTGTGTGTTAAACTTCCATTTTTATACAAACCAGAAAACAAAGAATCACCATCTCCTAAATTCATTCCTAAAAATGCAACAACATTATAAATACCAGCAGCAGTTGCTGTAAATTTATTACTAGCAAATTCACTTAATATATCGTAGCCCTCTTCATCCCATGTTATCAATGTAAGCGTAGCATTATTTATACTTTGGTTTGCAGATTTCCTTGCATATACACCTGATTGTAACGGAGTTGTCATAATACCATTTGTATCAAATGTCAGATGGGTTGTTGTTCCATGTGCGTTACCCTTACCAATTTCTAATTTATCTGTTCCATCATCAATGCCTATGCGAAAATCTAATGCGTTTCCATCAAAAGTAAGAACTGTATCTTCAGCTACACCAGTACCTATTGTAGATGTTGGCGATTTATTTGGTTCTTTACCTAGATATGGCATTAGGTTATCTCCATAATTGAAACAGCAATATCAGCAGCAGCACTTGCTGTTAAAGAAAGAGTGTCTGTAGTTTCCATTACTACTTTATTTCCACCCATCATTTCTAAGGTTGAATTGGCAGGTATGGTTGTTGATGTAAGAAGCTCAACGTCTTGGTTAGCTTCATTGTTTGCACCTGCTCTACTACCTGTATCTGTACCTAGAGTTAAGGTTGCTGTAATATCCGAACTTTGTGTATTACCAATCATAATTCCTAAAACAACTGTTGTCGTACTACCAGCAACAGTATAAATCACATCAGCACTTGTTACTCCAGCTTTTGTAATTACCTTAAACGTATTTGCCATTATGTATCTCCTATCCTAAAGCAACGGCTAATGCTGTAGCGTCTGCTGTTGAAACACCACCTGCATAAGTTTTCATATCTGAAGCTGGTATTTGCTTCGTTGTTGTACCATCAATAACTATAATGGCATCATCATCTGCTATAGTAATTGATGATGTTGATTTAGCAGAACCATCAAGTAAATTTAATTCTGCTGCGGTTGACCCTACATCTGTTCCACCAATATCTAATGTTGTTACAGATATTTCACCTGCTACTGTTAGTATTGCAGAACCTAATGTTAATAAGTCTGTGTCTCCACCACCACCTATTGTACCACCAGATTTAATTACTAAGTCATCTTTAACTGTTAATAAACCTGCGGAACTTAATGTTAAAGCATCTGCGGTAGAAGCTACACCAATAGTACCTCCATCTTTTATAAGAATATCATCAACAAAAGTTACTATACCTGTGGAGGCAACAGTCATAGCATCAGTAGATGAAGCAACACCAATAGTTCCCCCATCCTTAATTAGTATGTCGTCTTTAAATGTTACTATACCTGCTGAAGAAATAGTCATTGCATCATTAGCAGAAGCAACACCTATTGTACCACCATCTTTTAACATAAAGTCATCTGCAATAGTAAGTAGTCCAGCAGAGCTTAATGACATTTTTTCTGCTGCTGCTTCACTTGCACCAGTCTTAAATGATAGTTTAGTAGCATTGTTAGATGAACTGAAATCACCTTCTGATACAGCTTCAATACCTGCTGCTACTAATATAGCATCTGTACCTGTACTTTCATCTGGTGCTTGGAAATCTATTTTACCAATAACATCATTAATAGCAATATCAGTTTCGCCACTTTGTAATGTCAATGTTATTGGTGTATCATCACCAGTAGCAGTATTTTTCATTGTGACATTACCAACAGAAGAAATACTCATTTTCTCTGCGGCTGCTTCACTAGCACCTGTTTTGAAACTTAACTTTGTAGCATTGTTATCGGCTGCAAATGTATCTTCTGCTACAGCTTCTATGGCTGCTGATATAAGAACAGCATCAGTACCACCAGCTTCATCTGGAGCTTGGAAATTAATTGTTCCTAAAGGCTCTCCAACAGTTAAGGCTGTTTCACCAGTTTGTAAAGTTAAGGATACTGGAGTACCATCACCTGTAGCTGTATGTTTAAGAAGTAGACCTGCATCTGCATTATGAATAAGTTTGATTTCACCATCATCACCGAATAATAATTCAGCAGCATCAGAATCTAATTGAACATTATCTGCAAAGTTAACATCATTTCCAGCAAATGTCAAGGCTGTTGTTGGAGTAGAACCTGATTTTATTACTACTTCACCACCAGAATTTGTAATGCTACCAAATGTAGTTCCATCATCTTTAAAAACTATGTCTGCTCCACCAGCATCTAAATTAATATCTGCAACAGAGTCTAATGTTATATCACCAGAGTTACTTGATTGTATTGTAACACCAGTATGACCATCAACAGTTGCTGTTCCAGCCTGTGAATCTACAAGAACATTACCTGAAGATGTTTCTAAACTAACTGCCCCATCACCAGTTGTAATATTATCAGCAGCTATAGCACTAGCTTCAGCACTTACATAAGTATTTAACTGAGAGGCTTCAACATATTTTGTTGTACCACCATCATCAACAAGAAGTTTATCTCCAGCAGCAATAGTTATTCCTGTACCATCTGTAGCACCATCTATTTGAATAGCAGCAGCACTTACTTTATCGGCTGTACTAATAGTAGCTAGTTTTGAATCTGCTATTGCAGCACTTGAATTAATATCTGCATTAACAATAACATCACTTGCTATTCCAAATACACCTGCATTGGTAAGAGTAACATCTCCACTTGGTACAACTGGATTATAATTAGTTCCATCAGCTACCATTATAGCTGTATCTGTATTAGTGTTTAAGAAAATATCATCTCCAGTTACTGTTAAATCTCCAGAGATTGTTAAATTACCACCAGAACTTAGAGACATCTTTTCAGCAGCAGCTTCAGAAGCAGCAGTTCTAAAACTTAATTTTGTAGCATTGTTTGAAGAACTAAAGTCTCCTTCAGAAACAGCAGCTATTCCAGCAGCAACAAGTATTGCATCAGTACCAGTTGTTTCATCAGGAGCTTGAAAGTCTATACGACCAATAACATCATTAACAGCTATATCTGTCTCACCTGTTTGAAGAGTTAAGACTACAGGTTTATCATCTCCAGTTGCTGTATGTTTTAAATTTAATCCTGTATCTGCAACATGAGTAACAGTTATTTCTTGGTCATCACCAAATTTAAGAACAGCACTATCTGAATCTAATAATACATCATCTGTAATTGTAAGATCATTAGCTACAGTTAAGTTACCTGCAACTGCCATAGTTGAGTTGGCAACAGTAGCATTTGGTGTTACAGTTAAATGAGTTACATAAGTACCAGCAGAGTTTATGTCATTACCTAATGTTAATGTTCCACCATCTGCAATGTTTAATTTCCATTCATCACCTGCATCATCACCTTCATCAGCCATTAAAGTAATAGCTAATCCTGCACCTTCAGTAGCTGCAATTTTTAAAGAGTCTGTTGTAGTTTCATCATAACTTATAGCAACATTTGAATCTGTACCAAATATTAATTGTTCATCATCAACAATCATTATATCATCAGAGAACTTAAATTGGTCCTCATCTTCCATCCATGTAATTACACCATCAGATGTTTCACCATCAAATGTTACTGTTATATCTGTACCTGTAGAACCATCTCCTATTGTAATAGATGTTCCTAATAATTTAGTTATTGGTCCACCTTCAGCAGTTGTACCATCATGTGTGTGTCCTGTTCCTGAAGCAAAAGCAGCTAATATTTGATTAAATTCATTATTAGTATCGGCTGCTTGAATTGTATCCCCATCAGAATAGGAAGATTGTCTTGTGTATGTTGCCCCCATTTACTGTCTAGCTCCTGTTTGATATTCTAACTGAAATCCTTTTAAGGAATATGGTGCTGTACTACCATTATCATTTACTCTTAATGCAATTGCAAAACCTGAACCTTCAACTGCTTGTCGTTTTAAAGGCTGTGACTGACCACCATAAGTAACTGCGGCATAAGCAGATGTTCCATATACTGCTGCTATATCGGAAGAGGACAAAGCATAAGCTGATGGTCTGGCTGAGTCTGCTGATTCATAATCATATCTTAAAAATAAATTAGAACTAATTGTTGACTCTGGTGCAAAGTTTACCAGAACTCTTTGCATATGTTTTCTAATACCAGGATCACCCAAAGTTAGATCAGCACTTCTATATTTACCATTTATAGCAGTACCATTAAAATCATCACCCTTTTCTTGTTTATATACATATCCTGTAGAATCACCATGTACAACTATAACTTTACCACTTTCAACAAAACTATCAGTTGACGTTGGTCTTATACCTTTTAACTTAGCAAACTCAAATTTCTTTCCTCTTAATACACATATAAGACCAATAGTTCCTGTTGCAGCCTGTCCATCTTTTGAAAAGAAAAGTCTGTACTGCGTTTTATCAGGTATAACAACTGAATCAAATAAAGCAGAATCTGATATGTTATCATCTACTATAGTCTGAACAGCAGCACTAATTGTACCCAACTCAACATCACCAATTCTTGCAGTACCAGCAACAGTTCTTAAACCATCTGGTCCTAGAAAAATTAAGTCACCTGCAAACTCTTGGATTGTATCACCATTAATACAACCAATATCACGAGTTACAGGAGCTATTGCAAAATTTGCTAATGCAGTACCTGTTAATTTAAATATTCTATTTTCACAAAATATAAATAAACTTTCACGGAAAACTTTTAAACCAGTAATAACATCATCAACTTTTATTGTTCCAGCACCACTACCACCAGTAAAATTATCTTCATCAAATGGAACACTAAATACTAAAGTCTGGGGAGTACCAGACATACCAGCATAAAACATATGATCTCTAAAAGCAGCTACGTGTTTTGCACCACTAACAGAGGCATCAGAAACATCAGTAGCTGAAAGAGAAGAATTAAATACAGTAGGGGCATTGGCTTGATCTACAACTATTATCTTATCATTATTATCAAAATTAAATCTTTCAAAACTATACTTGTTTGCACTTGTTCTACCTGTATCTTTAACAGTCCAAGACTCACTTACTATATCATCAATAGCATGATCAGCAGCAGTTGTACTTGAGGTAGCTCTTGTAACTCCAGTAAAGGTAGTTGCAGTTACACCTGTATAAGTAAATATTTCAGAATTAATTTGTAGTGTTCCTGAAGAACTAAATCCAGTTGTTGAATCAACAGTTAAAGCCCCAGAACCTGTCATACCAGTACCAGAAACCACTGCAACAGATAGTTCTGTAGAAGAAGAACTAAATATTTTTTCACCTCTAGCAGCTATAATTTTATTTGCAAAGGTAGCGGTCATTAAAACTTCTTCACTAGAAGAAGCAGTTTGTGGAACTATAGCATTTACATACTTTTTAAATCCGCTAATTCTTCTATACCCACCTTTTATGTCAGGTTCAAAGTTTTCTAATTCTATTGCTTCTCCAGGTTGCATAATAAAGGTTGAACGATTTAATACTAAACCCCCTTCACATATAAATGCAAATGGTGAAACTCCATCATTGGCTGGCATATTATCCTGATCCTACGGCTGCTAAATTAAAAGTTGCTTTAGGTCTAATGATAGCAGTAGAACGCATATAATCCATTCTATTAGCTAACAATGACTGCATATTTTTTATCCCTTGTTCAAAGCGATTAAAATTAAGTGTATATTGTTGTGCATCACCTCTGTACTGATAAACAAAAGCTGTAGCACCATCTAGTATTACAGGAACAAATCTATCTGGTATTGCTATAGTATCTCCATGTGCATCTAGATCTGCTGTAAAAGTAAAGTAATCATATTTTAAAGATGCTTGTTTTGTAGGGTATGGATATAAAGCAAAATTATTATCTAGTTTTCTAACTATATGAGTGGGTATACCACCACTTTCAAACTGTGCTACTGTATCATCATTTGAATGAGCTGCTGCTGTTGTACTACCAGCCCCTCTAGTTGCACCTGTAAATGTTGTACTTGAAGTTCCTGTGTAAGTTATAACTTCACCATTAATATATATTGTACCTGAACTATCAAAACCTGAAGTGCTATCAACAGTAATTGTTGTTACACTATCTGTATGAGAACCATTTAAAGCAGTTGTTTGAACTGCATCTTCCTCTTCTATAAATCTTTGTACATATTCATAGTACGTAAGTATATTTAAATTATCTCCACCTATACCTAAATCATCATCCCTAACCATTCTAAATGTATCGTAGTCAACAGTTTTAGCATCTGTAGGTATAGAGTAACTAGCTATTCCAGGTGTTAAAGTTTGTGTTTTTGTAGAGTGATTAAAGGGCCAATTAAATTCTTTTTGATTAATCCAACGTATAGCTTCATTAACAGAATTTTTACATTGAATCTGAACACCTCTTGCATCACTAAAATTTGATGAAGTTAACTGTACTTCATTTACTCTTGCTATTACACTATTAGCTAATGTCAAATAAGTTGTAGCCATAAATAAATATTCCTAAGAAAAGTGTGGGCTAGAATTAACCAACCCACACAAATCAAATCAGCTATGCTTGATCTCTAGTAACCTCATCAGGTCCTAATGATCCAACATCATCAACATCCATTAAGATTGCATAACATCTAAGAACACCTGCTGTAGTTGTTCCTGTCATAGCTTGCAATAGAATGTCTATTGTATCTGCTGTTCCACCGACCACAACTGTATTGTAGTTATCAGCAGTTGGACTAGAATAAGCCCCTGCTGATGCACCATCAAAATCGAAGCCATCAACGAAACAATCCACGTTACCACCTGTAACACCGAAATCAAATGCTGTGTCAGAAGAAGTACCAGCGTGTGCTGTAGTAACTTCCCAACCAGCATGAAGAATAACTGTGTTAGCAGGAACTGTAATCGCAGTAATAACGTCAGACGAAGCTAATGCAGTACCTTTAGAGGTAGCAGCAGTTGCCATGTTGACATTATTTTGCAGATAATATGGTTGTCTACCTCGTGCTGAACTTCCACGAGTAGAGTTTGCGAGTGCGACTGTAGCCATTTTATATCTCCCTTACCCTATGTTGTAGATAGCACGAACTATCGCTTCAGGGCGTAGAACTTTACGACCATACATATGCATACCACGAACAATGTCAGCAAAACTGTCAGGATCTCTGTATGTTTCAGTTTTGTTTATTTGTTCTGCGGTAGCTACTGATGATGAATGTCCTGCAATAATTGCACCATAGTTAGAAGTGTTAGAGGTAGCAGATGTACCTGGACCAGTTCCAACTGAAGGTAAATTGTTAGACATATAGACCTTAAAGCCATGAATACTAGCTACTGCTAATCCATTAGCAAGTCCACCCTGGTCTCCACCGAAATCTCCATTGAAAAGACGAGAATCTTCATCTTTAAGAAGTTCCATGAAAACAGGGTCGATAACAAGCCATCGACCTTGTGAGTCAACGCTTTGTTGGTCTAATTTTCTACCCATTCTAGCAATCAATGTTAGAGGATGTGTTGTGGCTGCTGCTGGAGTTGTATCAGTAGCACCACCAGCTCTACTATTTAAAACAATAGTATTGTCGGCAGAACCTGCTGTACCACTACCATCAGTAAAGTCAGACGCATCCAATTTCATTGAGGCTAAAAGTTCATCAGTTCCAGCAGTTGAAACAGCTACAGTACCACTTACAGTAGTATTAGCTGCATCAGCAGCACTATGAAGAGCAGACTGTTTGAAACCTGCAAAATAACCAAGAGCTTCTTGGTCAAATTGGTCAGCCAAACGGAAAGCAGCTCTATCAGTAGCGAGTTGCTGGAAGTTTACGTGTGAATGAGCTTCTTCAATATCATCGACTTTAAAAGCAAAATAGTTAGCTTTATCAATCTTGAGAGTGAAGTCCTCATCGTCAAGGTCTTGAGGAGTAATAACTGTTCCTCTAGAGTAACCCTTAACTGTGATCTCTGGCTCTTTGATGATTTTAACGGAATCGCCCATATTTGCGATTTCACCAAAATAGTCAGAGTTTGATATTTCCTCAACAACAGATGTCTTACGAAAGGCAAGTTGCACCTGTTTTGAGTAAATAACAGGACTGAAGTTACCATTAGGTAAACTTCCGTACCCAGTTGCTGTTGAAAATGCCATAATAATATCTCCTTTTTCTTCAGCAAAACAGACGCAAACTATTAGTCTCTAACAAAGGCTAGGTTTTTTAAGGTGCAAAGTAATTAAAATTGTACGGATCTAAATACTTTGGGCTTATATTTAGCTAGGTAATTTAAAAGAAAATTGTAGTTGCTTAATTTAGTGTGAGTTGTCCATAAGGAGGTCACGACTATAGTTATAGTTTTTTCTTGACAAATGTCAATAGTTTAACGAGCAGAACCAGATATATCGTAGATAAATTTACCAGATTGAATAGCTTCCATTATCTTATCTGAATTTTTTTCGTATTCAGCAGCACTCATTTTTTCTACCTCTGATTCCCTTAGAGCACCTTTTTTATCATCTGATTGAGGTGCTCTTCTAGAACTCCTAGTTTCTACAGAAGAGGCTGCCTTAGTAGTTTTTGACTTTTTATCAGAAACTATATCTTGTTTGGCTTGATCTGCTTTATATAAATCTATAGCTCTTGCAGCAGAAAAAGCATCATTATCATTTTCATATAGGGCTTTTTGTACCCAGTTAGGCTGACTATCAGCCCAATCGTGAAAGTCATCACTATTGCGTATCTCATCAAAATCAGGATGTAATTGCATTAACTTTGCTTCAGCCTTTTCTTTAGAGGCTTGTTCCTGTATTTTTTCAGCTTCCTTTACTCTATCTTCAACTTGCTTGGCTCTTTCATCAGCCTTTTGCATAGCAATAGTTTCAATAATTTTAGAAACATCAGGATATTTTTCTGCCCATTCAGAAATCTCTTCTTTGCTTTTAGGCAGTTTAATTTGAGCTTCAGTAGCTACAGCAAGTTGTGTATTTAATTCTGCTACTTTAGCTTCAAACTTTTGTTTCTCTTCCTGATTGTGTCTCCTTAAATCTCCATATCTTTTCTTAAAGGTTTTTTCTTCCGCAGATAAAGTTTCTTCTGTATTACTTCCTTCCTCTGCTTTTTTACTTTCTTCTGTTTCACCTTTTTGTTCAGCTAAAAGTCTATCTAATTCTTCTTGTTCTTTTTTATTTTTTTCTTCTTTATTATAAGGTTTACTTACAAATGCTTTAGTTTTTGGTTGTTCAACTGTACCAATTTCGGACATAATGTTTCCTTTGTCTAGGGTCAACGTAGCCATGCAAAACATGGGGGATGAGTGGCTAGTTTATTTAGCTATTTTTTAGGTGTAGCTAATCCACCTTTTACGTATGATTTCTTTTTCTTTTTTTTCTTTTTCATTAATCCACCATACATAGCATTAGTTTTTTTACTTGCTCTTAGTGCGGCAAAATCTTCTTTTTTTAATACACCATCTCCATCAACATCAAGTTTTTTTTGATTTGTAGTAAGTGTTCCTTTAGCTGCACTTATTAATCCACCTTTAGCAGTAACTGCTGCTGCTGCTGCCTCCATTGATTGTTGGGCTTCTGGTGTAACGGAAAAAGTATCTATATCATCTGGTTGTGGAGCTACACCTTCTCCTCCTCTTGCTCCAGGTCGTTCAAAAGGATTTGCCAACCTTGCTTGTTCTTCTTTTGCTGCTGCTTGAGTTGCGGCTATATCTTCTGCTGTAGGTCTATAACCTCTACCTTCTTTTCCACCAGATCTTGATTTAACAAACAGTTCTTGATAAGCATCATTCTTTTCTTTAGCACTTTTTCCTTTACCAAAAATATTTTCTACTAATTTAGCTGCTCCAGATGCAACTCTACCTGTTATAGAACCACTAGCAATTTTACCTAACAAACTATCCTTTGCTTCATTTATAGCATTTTCAACTTGTACTTCTGATGCTAATTGATCTCCTAATTGACCTAAAGTTACATTGCTATTATCTAAAATATTATTAAAATCATCAACAGTAAGATCAGTATTACCTAAAGATGTTGAAGCTACTTGTGCATCAGTCTCACCAGTAGAAATAGTTGGATCAATGTTTTGACGTATTTCCTCTGCTTGTTCCTGCCTTTGTCTAGCTAACTTTTCTTCTGGTGATTCAACTCGTGTGTTATCACCAGGAAAAGGCTGTATAGATCTTTCTGGGCTTTCACCTTTTTTTCTAAAACCAGGAGGGGCAGGAGTTCCTATAGGAAGAACAATTTGTTGTCCATCATCATTTATAAAAGTCTGACTGCCACTACCAAAAAAACTACTAAACTGTGGTAATGTTCCCTGTGTACTCTGTGGTGTAATAGGAACAGCAGCCTGTGTTACAGGACTTGCAGCAACTATAGGTTGTTGTTGTACATTTTGAGTAGTTTGTCCAGTTACACCTGTAGCTAATTCACCTGCTTCTTGAGCAATCTCTTGTTCTGCTGTTGTGATAATAGGTTGTCCAGTTAAAGGATCAGTCTGTACTTGACTTACATTTCCTGTAGGAGCAGCTACTGCACCATTCGCAGCCATAATTAATGCACCATCAGCAGCATCAACTTCATCATCATCACTATCAACAACTTCCATATCTACAATAGAAAATGGAGCACCGCCTGAATTAAAGATAGTATCATCAGGTAATGTAGCTTCTTCGGAATTACCTAGTTGCCCCATTGCCTCCATTTTTTTATAACCCATTTTAGCTTCATCACGTAAAGCCATAAACTTTTCAACTCCATGATACCTAACAACATCAGCAGGTACAACCACCTCACCAACGCTAATATTTGCCTCTTGATCATCACGTACACCTTCTTTATCTCCCCCCAAAGGAACATTATTTCCAGAAGTAGCATCTTGTTCTCCTCCTTCATCTTTTAACCTAATATTAGAACCAAACATTTCCATTTGTTCATCCATGTTTTCACCGCCTTGTGCAAACATTTTTTGCATACCCATGTCAATGCCACCTTTTTCCATTATTAACTCCGATTTATTTGATCTCTAAGAGATTTAATTTTTACTAATGCTTCTATAAAGCCTTGTGCTTTATGTATAGCTGTTATGTCTGAAGATTGTTCTAGTATTTTATGTTGTTGTGCTATTAAAAAATCTATATAATTACTGAATTGTGTCCATTGGCGGTTGTTGTTGAGCAATGGTTTGATCTTGCTGAGTAGTTCTTGTTGGTTGTGTTGTTTGTTCATTTCCTGAGAATCCTTGTTCATTTGGTGTTGGAGCTTGTCCAGTACCTATTGTTCCTCCACCTGCACCTGTTGGATCTTGAGGGTCTACTCCTGCTGGAGCATCAGGTGTTGGTTGATCTTGTTGAAATTGTTTTAGAAGTTCAGCTTGTATCGCAGCATCTTCCATACTATTTGTAACCTTCTCTGGGTCAAGACCCATAGACTTTGCAATCTCACCAATAATATAATGAAACTTCGCAAAGGGTGCTAGGTTAGGACCACTAGCTACACCCAAGAATTGCATTAACCTTTGGCTACGAACTTCATTAGCCATAAGACTTTCTGTTCCTCTTGCCTTAACTTCTAAATCACCCATTATTTCTGGATTAAAATTAAACTGCATATTAAATTGAAAGAACCCTTCACCTAAAGGTCTTAATAAATAATCATCAACATTTTTAATAACAGTTTTAACTGAACCAGCAGCAGCATTCATTAACATACTAATACCACTAGCTGTTCTTCCAACTCCTGATACACCTGTTTGACCATGTGCAAAAGAAGGAAAGCCTGTACTTTCATCGGCAAGCTGTCTTGCCTTATCAAACAACTGCATATTTTCATTAGAAACATTTGGAAACTTAGTACCAAAGATTGCTTGTCCTGGTGCTCCACCTTGCCTTCTAAACACTTTTCCAGGATATACAGATAAATCTTGACCTGGAACTAAATTAGTTTCATCAACTTCTATAACTAAGTTTCCAGATAAAACAGCATTATCTACTGCCATTCTCATAAACCCATTCATTAAAGTTTGTGTATCATCCATATTTTCTGCTATACCTACACCAAAAAAACTATAAGGATTTAATTCATAAGGTACAGCCATGTAAGGAATACGTACAGGTTTAAATGGATTTAATACTAAACGTAAAACTTTATCTCCACAAATCCAAACATTTGCTTGTAATTGATCTGCTTCAGCAAGTTCTTCTGGAATATCAATATCACCTGAAAGTAAATCTTTATCAATGATACCCCAATACTCTATTACTTCAAATCTATTTACTTTTTGTTCTATTTCATAATCAGCTAAATCATCTTCCCATGATTCTTTTCTATATAACTCACCCATTTTAATACATTCATCAATTACATTACTTCTAAAAAATGGTCGTTTCTTTAATTGTCTTAACTGACTTCTGCTTAATTTATGTCTTTCAATAATATATTGAGCTTCATCCATATTGTTTGCATCAGGGTCAGGATAAAAATTCCATATACTTACATGATCTATTGATGGTACAGTTTTAATACTAGGATTATATTCCCCATCTTCACTCCAACTAGGGTATTCTTTATTGTTAGCAAATGGACCTTTAATAATTCCTGTACCAAATAATGCCATTTCAAAAGCTGTACTTCTTAAATGTTTAGAAGCATTACTTTCTTCAAGCTGATCCATTATTTGTTTTTCCATTTTCTTAGCGGCAACTAATGAAGGACTTAAAGTTGCTGAAGTAGGTGTTCCGCCTACTCCTTCTTTAACATCAATGTTTTCTAACTTCTCTTCTAATGGTCCTAGATTTAAATTATCTAAAGTTGCACCAGCAGGAAAGTCTCTCCCATCATCGGCAAAACCATAAGGAGAAGTATCATCTTTTAATTGATCAGGTTTATTGGGATCGAAGGTTACATTTTCTGTTACACCTTCTGGTAAAGTGGTAGGCTCTATACTAAGAGGAAATTTTTGACCTGCAAATAATACGTCAGCAATTTGACCATATGCAGCTAATGTTTTTGTTTTTGTTATTTTTATAAATACACGAGACTTTTCTGTTTCTGTAAATTGAACATCTTGCCCATATAAACCTCTATAGTTTCTATAAGCACGTAACCATCTTATTTCATCTGACTCTCTATAATCTTTTGCTCTTTCAAAAGAATCGGAAATATATCTAACAATAGGAGAAACACCTTGATCTTCCTCTGTTATGTTTGCATTTTCTTCAACATCATTTAAGACAGTAGATGCTGTTTCAATTACATTGTCATCTTCATCAGCCATTTATTTTCCTCTAATATCCAAAGGTAGAATCCGCAGGTTCAAATTTTCTGGAGGGTCTTGATCCACCATAATCAAATATATCAAATCTAGGTCTGGTCATTATACCATAACGCAATGCGTCATACAAGTGATCTTCTGCCTTTGTATCTACATCCTCTGGATTTGATTTGTCCAAAGGTAACGCAGGTAATTGTGAAATAATATTTGTACAAGAATTAAAAAATACAATTCTAGGTTCTTCTGTCATTTCGTCTACTTGTAACCTTCTATGTAATTCATTCTTACCTGATATGCGACTGCCTTTACTTCTATCTGATTGTCGCCACTTACATCCTCTAAGTATCATTTGTTCTGCTAGGCTAGGTCCTGTATCACCTCTTTTATGCCATAAGGAACTATCTAACACTCCATATTTCATAGTACCATCATTTGCTTCTAGTTCTAATATTCTATCTGCTAAATCTGTTGCTAAAACTTTAGAGACATATAGCTCTCTGTAAACAACCAATTGATCACTTGGCGAAATAGCAAACCAAAGTACACCACTATAAGAACCATAACCATAATCACAAGCACGAAACTTAATCCAATTTTTAGGAATATTATAAGGTTCAACAGTATGAATGTTTCTATTAAATTCTGTAAAAGCTGCACCTTCTTTAATATCCCAATCGCCATGTAATAATTGCTTTCTTTGTTGCTCAGGAAGTGATAATAACATTGCTTCATAATCACCAGACTGAGCTAGATATGGATTATCTGTTAAAACTGCTGGTATAAATCGTCTTGTAAAAAGAGCTTCACCTTCTCTGCTATGACCTTTTGGATAAACTAAATCTTTACCTGTATCTAAATCCCTAGCATTAAATTTTTTATTTGGACTGGAAGGGTCAATAAACATTTTTTTAACCCATGCATGACCCCTTCCACCAGGGTTTGTTGTTGCTCTCATAAATATTGGTAAGTCAGGAGCAGTAGACCTCAAACGTGAACGCATATAATTCCATGCGTAAGGTGAAGCCCATTGTGTTAACTCATCAAAACCAATCCAACTAAATGCTAAACCTTGATACCTTAGAACATCTTCATCTCTATCTAAGTATGACATCCATAGTCTAGCTCCAGAGGGAGCAGTCCATTGCATCTTTCTTTCTGACCATTTTATTCCTGTCCATATCTTAGGAAACAATTCTTGTGACTTAAATATTAATTCTCTTAACTCTTCAGTAGTATGTCTTAGTAGTAATCCGCTAAAAGAAGGATGACCCATATAACGTAAAGGATCAGCTAACATTGCATAAGATTTACCACCACCAGCAGCACCACCATATAAAACTTCTCGTTCACTTGCTGCTAAAAATTCTGTTTGTGGACCATCGTTAGGTTTGAAAATAATATGATGAGTATCTTCAAGTGTATCAACTTTTTCTATTTCTTTAATTTGTGGCTTCGGTGCTTCTTTTTGCACCAGTTCTTTCTTCTTCAATGTTCTGGGCTTTTTGGATTGCTTTTTCCGCATACTCTGCCCACTTGCGGAGGCTTGTAGCTTTGTTCTTACGTTGTTTTTCATTGGCTAATCTTTTGCGTAATCCTACATGAGAAATATATCTATTAGTATTTGTGCTCAACCAGTTGGATACTTCTCTATAAGAATATTGTGAGATGTATTCTCTAGCTTCTTGTAAAGCATTTAGCTGGTCAGGTATAGGTTGTAACAAGTCTCTATCTTCTTCATCTTGTTTATAACCAAATGGTATTGTTCTAGCAATTCTTGGAATAGGTGACCATTCACCATCATCTTGCAAATCAGTAGGCTGTGGTAATTTCCATTTACCTACAGATCTAGTCATTTTTTATTCTTTAAATTATTTACAGTTT